TTGATGAATTCTCGCCTCACCAACCGTGTCCGCGCTAACCGCCGTGACCATCTCCACATCGATGGCGGCGTCCAGATTGTCCAGCAAGGATTCCCAAAGCGGATTCTCGCCCTGCCACTGGAACGCTGTTAGATTTTGCATCATGTTACCTGACTCACTCCAATGCGCCCGATTTGCGCGTTTTGCTGCTGCATCAATGACATTTGCAGATTCTTTGTGTAGTTCTCGAACAGTTGCCTAAACAACTCGTCGCCCTCCAGCGCGGCTTGCGCCTTCGGGTTTCGCCCCACAATCTCCTGTGCATATTGCATCTTGGTCTGCGCCGCCGGGTCGTTCTCCGTGTAACTGGCCTCGTTGCCCAACATCATCTGGCCAATCTGCCCCTTAACGTCCTCGTACATCTTCTGCGAAGCCGGGGCTTGGTCGATGATAAGTTCCTCCGCAATGTCGGGACTGATCGCCCTCGTAATCATGCCGATTAACTTGTTCCGATCCAGCACTCCAGATACGTCCTGTGGCACAACGTACTGTGCGATGTTTGAGAGTTTGCTCTCCACATATTCCGTGTCCAGTTCCCGCACATCATATTTCAACACAAAATCAAACTGGTACATGTCTGATTCTGGAACGATGTCGGTTCCAGTGATGCGGGAGATTTCTTCGGGCGACAAATATTGCAAACTCAACTGGAACATTTGCTGATACGCCTCTGTCCACACTGTTAACCAGTTATTCACAAACCGCTGCTGCTTGATCTGCGTCTGCACGGACGGCACTCTCTCATTCGCCCGGCCAAAATATTCGTCGGCCTGACGCGATACAGCTTCAATCAAGTTAAACGCTGTGCTGGGTTGCCGCGCCGGGGGGCGCATGAACTCATAGTCTCCAGCCTTCATCACCGGCAACTGCACCGCCGGGCCAACCTTGTTCGCCAACCCCAACCGCTTGTTCACCATGATGGGCGGCAGTGTCTCGAAACTCGTCGAGTCGTATATCGAATCCCGCTGAGTCTTGATCTCGTCCTGCCAAGTCTGACAAATCTCCGGCACTCCACGGCTCTCCGTGATGCGGCGTTTGAGTTTTTCCCGGCGATATTCCACAAACGGATAGCGGCAGTGAACGTAGTCGAGTAGTTCGTGCTTCGCATGAATGTCCTCGCCGCCCTCGCCCGTTTGCGCTATCGGGCTGAATATCGTGTAATAAATACCCGGTATGCTGTTGTCGTCCAGTTGGCGACTGTACGCATACACCACTTCAACCAGATTGTCCTGCCGGTCAACATGGTCACTGGTCAAGTCGCTCAACTGCGTGCTGAAATCATGGAACTCCGTTGACCTTCCAGCCGTCTTCACTGCGGCCTCAACCCAATCCTCGTTCCAGCCCTCGTCCACAACCTTGGCCCGCAACTCCACCTCCGTCATAAACATGCGACGAAAGATCACCCGCGCCGACTGCAAATCCACGGTTTCGGGCGGCAGACTAATCTCCTCCCACGGCTTCAACGCCACAACCGCCGGTTGGTTCACCGCCAAGTATGCCTGTGGAAGCGTCGTTTCTCCAGAGTCGCGCAGTTCCTTGACTGCCCTCCGCGCCTTGCGCTTGCCGAGGCCGGGAAATTGCGCCTGCAAAATCTCCACCACGGCAGTCTCCGACGCTGGATCGTTTATCATGTCAGGCAAGGCTTCCAGTTCGCCCCCCACTTGCTGCGCCAAGGCCAACACCTCATCCATCGTAACCTTGCGCCCCTTCACCGCGCTCTTTTGCTCCCACCCAACAAACAAAGCCCCCCACCCATATTGCTGCCCATATTGGGCCAACAACTCGGACTCGCGGTTTAGTGTGTGGTAGAGCTTCGTGTCGCGCTGCCACCTCATCATGTTACTCGCCACTCCAGCCGCTTGGGAGTCGCCAATCTCGGTTCCCCCAATCTTCAGTGTGGCCCGGCTAAACGCAGTGGTCAGCACATCCACCGTGTCGTTTATAATCTGGTCGGCCAACGGTATGCGGGTGTCGCTCGCGCCCTCCCAAGGGAAGGCTTCTTTCCCCTCTGGTAAGCTCTCGCTGTGCTTGCGCCCGTCCGTGGTTTGCCCCGTCCAGCGTGTGAATCTAATGTTGTCCACATTAGACACTTTATCCAGCGACTCGCCATCGTGGAGGCTGCGGCTATATTCCGCCGCCAACTCCCTCACATCCGGTGTGTCCGCTGCCTTTGCTAATTTATCTACTGTCTCCATCTTTCTTTCCCCCCTTTAAGTGTTTAATTAAGTCATCCCTATAATACCGTCGCTGGTTCCCCACTGTTCGGTAAATTCGTAGCGCATTCAGCTTTGCAAGTTTCGCAAGCTGCTTCTGGCTCAACCCCGTAACTGCCGCCGCCTCATCGGGCCTCACCAACACTGGCAACTCAAACAATCTCATTAATATGTGCCAACCGCCGATCCAGCGAAGGTTTTGTCATTTACGAAAATCGGCTCCATCACGGCCAAATATCGAAGCGTGTCTATGCAGTCCTTGCTCGCGCCCTTCTCCCCGTCGCGCCCCGTCCACTCTTGCAAACTATAAATCAAGTTGCCGCAGTCCTCACTTATGTAGAGGCTCGGCTCATTAACCGCCGTGACGGGTTCGCCTTGATCGTAGTTTAACCAATCATTTACAATGGTGAGTCCGTTGGCCACCGAGATTCCAGCGGCCTGCTCAAAATACATGGGGTCTTCGCCTTCCCCCAATAAATCAATAATGCTTGTGCCGCCCTCGCGCCCCGCCGCTTGGCTGGCTCCAGCGCGAGGATCAATGTATCGCACCTCGATGTCCTCGCCCTGCTCCAAGTCGCCAATAATCTCCTTAACTTCTGGAAGTCCACGGCCAGCCCCCACACTCTGCGCCGGGCCGGGCGCACCATCAGCCTTGTCCCCCGGCACGGCCCACTCCCCATACTCGGCCAGATTGGGCCACTCCCTATAAACATATTTGCGCCCTCGATCATCCACCCTCAACCAAAGCACAAACCAGTTCCGGTTCCACGCCGGGTCTACGGCCATGTAGTTTGTGCCGTCCTGCGGAATCTTGTCGGCTTCCAGTGTGTGGGCCTCACAAAATTTCGGAAACTGGCTTCCAGCAAGATTCTCCGCATACCCATACGCCCGCAACTTAATCTGCACACTGTTCTCCCCGTTGAGAGTCTTGGTCATCTCCTCATACGGATTATACGGGTTCATGTCGGTGAAGAACCACATTAACCTCGCGGCGGCGCGGCGGCACTGAGCCGTGTACGGCATGGTTCCAGCCGGGCAACCGGGAACATTCACCGCGCCGGGCAAGAGCGGACTCGGCCTCGTCTCCAGCACCCGGTATCCAGACAAATATTCCTTCACCGTGGGGGTGTAGCCTTCCACGGGGGTGAAGGTGATTAGTAGCCTTCCAGAGAGGTCGTGGCTCGCCGCCCGCGTCACCAACCGAAACCGCAACGTCTCAATCCACGGCAACGGCACAAGCTCATCACACCAAATCATATCCACCTCTCCACCCTCAATCACCCGCATCTCCTGCGAATAATTCATAAACCAGCACTGCGATCCATTTGGGAGAACAAACGTGTTTTCAGTGAAGCCATTTTTCTGGCTGAAACTCACATTTTGCACGCGGCCCTTCTTAATGTTCTTCCACTCGGTCGGAATATATTTGTAAACGAGTTGCTGCTGATCCCGAATACTGGATTGAGCCGTCATCCCCAACACCCAAACCTTCGCGCCCTTCTTGGCAGTCATCATCTGCACTATGCGCTTCGCAGCGAATTCTGATTTGCCCGCCCGGTTGCCTCCTTGGATCAGTAGTTCGCCGCAACCTTTCCAGAGTTCGTCCGCGTCTTTCCAGTTGCCGGGTTCAAATCCGTAGCGGTAGGAGTCGTCCTTTTCCAGTTGGATTAGTTGCTCGCGCTGCTCCAAGGCGCGGGCCAGTTCGTCCAAGCCCTCGTCCCCGCGATCCGCAAATTCCTGCATCCGCGCCTTTGAAGGCACGACGAGTACAGGGTGCGGTGTGGGGGTGAAGGACATCTATTTCCAAAGGTTCCGACTCAACAACATCCCAATCATCCCAATATTCGCCACATCAATATATGCGTCCTCCAGTGACTCATAGTTGATCTTCGCGTCGCCCTTCAGTTGCTTAACCAAAATGTGCCGCACCCGGCTCGCCTTATCCAACAACCGACACGCCACACCCAACTCTCCAGACATTAAAATGTTCATGCTGCCATAGTCCTGCTGCTTGTCATCAAATAACTTAATACACTCCAGCGCGACCTTCACAATCTCGCGCCCCATGTCGGTCTTGAGTTCCAGCGCGTCCTCTATCGCTTCCTGCACTTCTTCCTTGGTCATAGGCTCATACGTCACTCCCTCGTCATCACTCATCTTTCGGTAAATCTCCCTCGTCTTCGTCTTCGTTCTCGTATTCCTGCTCCTCCAGTGCCTCCTTCAACGCCGCCGCCGTGATGTATTCCCCAGCCTCGGCCACCATGTCCGCCTTCACCAACTCCAACGCACCAAGCATCTGCGGGTAGGTAAGATCAAATTCGTCATAAAACCGCTGGATCGTGTCCGTCAACGCATCCACAAAGGCTTGAGTCTGGTCGGCTGGAGTCATATCCGCCCCCGCCGCTTCGGATGCCGCGCCACCGCCCACCCGTTCCCGTTTGGTTTTATCGGTATTCGCATCTTCGGGACGAACATCGACGAATCGCGCACTCGCACAAGTATCTGCCTGCCGTCGTCCAGCCTCGCCTCCACCAGCTTTTTGTTCGGGAACGCACACCGCCCAGTGGTTGCGAAAGTTTCCTTCGGGGCGTAGTTGGGTGGATGGTCGAGGCCAAGGTCGATGTAGAGAGCCGCGCAGCCGCCTTCAGTCCAGTGGATTGCAGGGCCGATTTTGTAAGTGTAGTCAGGGTTCTCCTTGCGGAACTTGACGAGTTGCGTTCGCGGTACTCCAAGATATTCTGCTAATTCAGCCTCCTTCATGCCCTTTTTATAAAAAATTTTGTAACAGCTAAATCCATTATGTATCCAGCGCGGCGGGATTCGCTCGACCCCCTCCCCCCCTCTTTGAGTCCTCGCCCGGCGATTCTTTTTGGTTGGCTGGCTCAAGGTCGATCACCAGGCTTTTTGTGTCCGGATTTGTCCCTTCCTGCCCTGTTTCCTTTTGTTTAGGCGGGTTGCCTCCTGACTGATTGTCAGAAAGTAAGCTGTTTACGTCTGAATGTGCAATATGCAGGTGTTTGTGTTCAATGACTTGCCCCGAAAATCCAGAATGTTGGTTTATTTTGTCAGAAATTATGCCGAGTGAAATG